TTACACTACCATATTTTTTAAATGATCGAGCCACTTCTCATCTAATCTTAAACCATTACCTTTTAAATATTCTTCAAACCTTTTATCGATTTCTTTTTTTAGAAGCCCAACTTTGTTCCTTTGCTCTCTATCTTTAGCCTTATTTGTTAGTTCTTTTAATTCATCCTTTACTTTTCCTGAATTGTCAAAATATTGGATATAACCAAGTCCCTCACCTAATGTATTAAAATTTAGCAAAGTATCTGTTGAAGCCTTGTAGTCATTGAAAAATATTTTTCCTTTAATTCTTATAAAGCTTTTATCAATAATATCTTCAATTGTGTCAGTATTACATGGAGTATATAACTTTCCTCTTGCTTCTAATTCTTTTTCTAATAATTCAAAAGCATAATCATGTAAAAAACGTTTTTCAGAAGAATCCTTTTCTTTGACGAGAATATCTCCCATAACTCTACCACTACCCAAGCTACCTTTTTGTTGTTCAGATTCTGTGATGGATTCTTTTTCACCACTTAATATATATTCTGTTAATCCTTCAAAAAGTTGGGAAGATATAGAGTACATTTTATATTCATCCAAATAAATAAATGACTTAATATTATCCATTTTCAAATTCCTTTCTTCGATCTTCTCTATTTTTATTAAATTGTTTTATACTCTTATTTCGGCTTTCCATAATTGACTTAATTGCTACATATCCTCCAGACAGGCAAACAATAATAGTCAATGCTAATAATATAATATCAATTGTTCCCATTGTCTAAAGAATTTAATTTGTTCATAATAGCATTACTAAACAAGTAAGAAACTATGCATAATAAAATCGAACAAACAAATACAACGGTTTTATCAACAATGTATCCTTTTGTTTGTTCCGCAAAGTATAATACACCAACAATCGCTGACAGTATAACAATGAAGATAACAGAATAACCAATAAATGTTGATTTTTCTTTTGGAGTCAGTTCTGTTTCTCCATTTAACTCGTTTAAATTTGTCAAATTTAAAGTAAGTCCAAAGAACGCGACATCCACAGGACTTATCAATTGTTCCCAATCTTTATTAAGTGAAAACAGGCACATAATTATCCTTAAGAATATGGGAATTAGTCCTATAATAACTGTATATATTACCCACTTGCATTTTCTCATTTGTGTAAAAATAATATTTGATAACGCAAAAATATTATTTTTACAGAATAATGCAATTCTAATAGGTATATTTTTTATTATGAGTGTAGCCATATCTATTTCTTGTTTCTTCTTCTGCGCGAAGCCATGTCCTTACCCTTCACCTTTGTAACCTTGGTACCGGTAACTGTATGGAGCTTGTCACGCTGCATTAATACTAAATTCCTGTATGGTATCTCATAGACCACTTCCCGGTATGACAGATGCAGATTTTCCATGAACGATGCAATCTGTCCCAAGAGAGTATCATTTCCTACGACCTCGGTTTCGCTGCCAGCAGACTTACGTTCCTCGCCAAGCTGACAGCTTTGAGAAAAACCTTTGAGTCAATCATAGAGAGTGCTTCATCTAAAGCATTTACGTTTTCTTCGTATGTTCCTTTTGCCAGTTCTTCACTCAAGTTTTCGTCACCAGCTATCAGCCAGGAGAGAGCCTTGCTGTAAGCCTCGCTTTCTCCAAGGGAGAGAAGCACTTCTTTCAAATTGTCTGCTTCTTGTACGCCTGACAAATGGGAGATTGCCCCGGCCAGCTTGTGGATAGTAGGAGGGTAGACCGTGTAGGCTTTCCCAGCGACAAACACCGTTCTGAAATCACTTCCGATAATGGATTCAGTTACTATTTTTGCTCCTTGATTCATTCTGATAAAAGATAAAAATTAAGGGGTGAAGCCATAAAGCCCACCCCTGTTATGGAATTCAATCTCTACCTATTGGATAGGCATTAAGCACCTGCTGTTACTTCAGATGAGTCAAACCAGTATTCCGGTGCAACTTCTGCATTTTGTGGTTCCACTTCCACCGCACTTACAGGAATACCGACAGCCTTGTCTGTTGTGGCTTCACGTGCACCGATGTCAGCACGTGGAATCACACAATACTGGTCATCGTCAGTTAAAGCAACAAGTAACTTCTCAATGTTTACCTTACCTCTTGCACGCTTCCAACCTTTGTCGGTGTTGATGACATCGCCACCCATAAGGTCTTTTTTAGTAGGATAGTCGTACTCGCCAATGGTAAAGTTGACGGTCACGTCACCCATTTCCTTTTCACTTCGATAGGTCTGGCCGGTAAGCTGGTTCTTATAGTTCGTTCGGCTTGCTTCTCCCTCTTCGAGTGTCCACGTATCCTGATGGATATTCTTGATTTCTTTCAATGCTTCACCCTGTAAAAGAGTATGCAAGGCTTGTCCTGTCAAATCTGCGGTAATCTCGCTTGTTTCGCCATACCAAAGCTTCTTGATATTCGCGGCTGTGACTTTCTTTGCTTCTGCCATATTATTTCACATTTAAAACTTCAAACAAAATTCTTACATTCACATAGTGACACTTTAAAGCAGTGTCCTCCTCCGTTTCAATTGATTCGATAGAATAATGATAGGTTGTACCGTCATAGCGACCGGTAACACCGTCAAACAATCTCTGTGCCTGCTTCTCCAGTTCGTTCAGCCGGATGGTATTGGCTTCGCCTTCCTTCAAATCGGGAACACAAATGTTCACCTCGACGAAAGATTTCTTCCAGTATGTGCCCGGCTGTTGCTTCTTGGCGTGAATGACAATCCTTTCGGACTTTATCGCCCCTGTCAGCTTCTTGCCATGGGGAACGATATCAATCCCGAAAGACTTGCAGTCACGGTAGAGAATGTTCGCTATGTCAGTAGTTACTATCATACAATAAGATATTGAATATTATTATCATACTGAAGGAATACATGAAAAACCAGTTCTCCAAGTTGAACAGTACCTGCAAATCTTTTGTCTGACAAATCTTTATCAGATATATTTTGTCCTGTTGCATACATAAAAATATCCACTAAACACAATTCTTTTTGACATTCATCTACTACTGCCCACAAGCAAATTGCATTCCGTTGTGCTTGAATAGATAATATTCTTGCTCCGATAGGCAGACATAATTTTGAGTGGTCTGCGACCATCAGTTCATACTTGAATATTCGTTTCATTTGATTTCCTCCTTTAATCGTCTCTCAGCAAATAAGGCTGCACCAGTTGAAACTTCGTAACCTTTGGATTCCACGTGTGAGGCATACTCAGCATCGTTTCTTATCACCAGTCCATCATCCTCAACTGAATACTTGTTTGACTTACGGAGCGTTCCGGTCCGGTTCTGATAACTACCGTTCTTTATAGCATAATCGACAGCTTCCTTTCCGACCCTCTCTTCTACAGCTTTCACCTCGGCATAACCTTGGTCGAAAAAGCTGTCCACGTCCGAAAAATCAAACTTTACATTGATCATAATTTCAACCCATCTGCTGTTGGTTCAATCTTATCGCCTGTCGAAGGGTCTTTACTTGACGGGTAGGGATTCGTATCATTTAATCGCTTTAAATCCATACCCAACCACATAACACCTTCCTGCAATTTGGTAATTGCAAGGCTTCTTTCTCTGCTTGGCGGAAGATTCTTAATAGCCTGAATCTTCTCGTCAATTTCTTTTCTCAGTTGCTTATTAGCAACAACTTCTTCTGCTCTTGTCATATCCATATCTCTGAGTAACCAAAATAATTCGTATTCTTCACCATGTAAACCTTTCCAGCTCCCCGGATATTCTCACCGTCCATACATCTGACCTCATCACCAGCCTTCAGAGAGATTTTCTTCTCACAGACTACGTGATAGTTCGGTCGGTACACCTCGCCGTTCTCCGAAGTAAACTCTTTGGTGGAGTTATCGTCACAACGGCACCGACACACGTCCTGCCAGCTTTCACCGCCGGTACCGGGGATGGGACGGCCGAACTCGTCTGTTTCTAACGGAGTAGTAACCTTGACTTGTAATGTATGTGGCGCGAATATCATAGGAATCTGACTTTAGGTTTATCTGACAGTGTGTCTTCAAGACCGTACTTCTTGCACAAGAATGAGTAGTATTCCTTCAAGCCTTTGGTGTCCCAGGACATAGAGAAACCGTTCTCGCTGATGGAAGTGGCACGGAGTAATAGAGAGGGGATGAACTTCGCCATAGCCACTGAAACAAGTCCGATGTTTGACGGGCCCATCTCATCCTCTCCGCTTACTTCTGAAGACAAACTTATCTCCAAAAGGTCAGCCTCCGACAAGTTGATGCCGAAGGTCTGAAACTTCTGTGATATGTAGTCGTTTACTGTCATGCGTTCATGGTTGACAAATCGAAATTCACAATCAGGTTCGGGTTCGTAATCTGCGGAATCCACTCTGCAGTGTATTCCAAATAACGACCGTTCTTGTCCTTGTAACCGGAAATAAGCATATCACCGTCTGCCTGGGTGTAGTTACGTCCCGGTACGCCGTCCACTGCTTCGTACGGAGTGTGGAAACGCATATAACCGACCTTATCCTGCGGAAGCAAGGTGATACGGTCGTCTGCGTAAATCTGCACGTTCTTCCCGGTCTGGTCTTTCACGTAATCTTCCTTGATTTCAATGGCCGGAAGCCCGATGCCAGTGAATACTTGGGAAGCCAGTTGAGATGTAATCAAACCAGTTGAAAGATACATCTCATTTCCTGTAAGCTGCATCTTGAACTTGTCACCAAACTCAGCCGACCCGATGATATTCTTCACGAAAGTTCCTCGTGACATAATCATCTTCTGGAAATTACCGTAGTCCGCTTTCAGTGCATTAATCTGCTGCTGCAAATAGGTGATGAAGTTCGTCTTCGCACCAGTATCAGGCTTGATGAACTTGAACGGCAATTCAATGTTGAGAAGGTCAACGCCTCCGGCATTGTCGTCCTTGTTCTTAACAGCTGCTTCTCCGGTCATCAGAAGTGAACCTACGATAATATCCATGCGCTTGTGAGCTGCCAAAAGTACCTGGCGGTAATCGTCATAGATGAAATTCACGATTTCCTGCATGGCTGCTACCTGGTCAGCAGGTTTAGCTGTGTTAAACTTGTCAATCAAGTCCTGAAGTTCGGACAGGCGGTCAATGGAAATCTGGTAAGCATCGCCAAGATAAGCGATTTCACCATATCCTGAACCGATATTCCGGCGTTCACGGATAGGCTTCTCGCCGTATCGTGAGTTAATAGAACCGGCCATCACTCCAGTAACCTGACCGATGTAGTCCTTGAATACACGGGTAGTCGTTCTACGGAAATCAAGATACTGCTGCCAGTAGATTGTATCCTTACGAGTCTGAAGGACGCGCTGGATAACGGCGTTTACGATATTGGGGTCATTAAACAGAGTATGAATAGTTAGCATCATGTTTTACCTCCTTTCTTTATTTGCTTGCAATTACACCTGCTGTTCTCAAAGATGCCAGAAGGGCATTCAATTTTGTATGTGCATCTTCCTGCCCAGTAGCATCATCCACTTTAACACCCTGCTTTACACCTCCGAGAGCAGAAGATGTTGCTGCAGACAAAGTGAATTTGTTGGCTTGGGATGCGATACCATCCAATTTAGCTTTGTCTTCTTTACTCATCAAGCCATCTTGACTGGAAGACGCTTTGGCAACTACAGCCTTTCCACTTTGAGTAACGTCAGGAGCGTTGAACTGGAAATGCGGCATGTTGGCCTTGTCAATGTCAGAGAAAGGCATAACCAATTTGGTAGGCTCAATCTCGAATGCTCGCATCAAAAGAGCAACTAATACAATTCCTTCTTCTACTTGTACTCTTCCGTACAAGGCTGAGTTAGCAATGACTTTCGGAGTTGTGCCGCTTACCGCTGTAGCTTCATAGAGTACAATACCAGCTTCCAATGTTTCGCCAAAGTCGGCAGACAGCGTCAACTTATCGAAATCTTTGTTTGATTTGTCAATACTGTTGATGGTAGCCCCATGAGAACCATTACCCAGATGCATACCCACATAAGCCAAAGAGTTTTTCTTGATTTTCAAAGTGGTATTGGAGCCGGTGGTAAACTTTTCATAGACTTCTACACGGATGGCCACCTGAGCGGTTTTCTTTACTAAGTCGGCGGCAATGGGAGTGAAGGATGGAAGAAATGAACCAGCAACAAGGTTGGTCGTATCCAGCTTGTAAGGCCCTCTGCGTCTTACTCCGGTAGAAACATCATAGCGTTCCTCGATGGACGGTTCAGGCTCAATGTTGTACTTAAATCCTGCTGACATAAATTACTTGTTTTGTTGTTCGACAATAGATTTTGTGTCCGCCTCAATCATTTTGGCGAACTCGCTCGCTTCCTTCTCCTGCTTCTGTTCGGCAGTTTCAGGAGCTTTGGAGAACTGAAAACCGTTGTTAGACATATCCTGCTTCATGTCCTTGAAGTAAGTGTCCAAGTCCGTGTTTTCAGGAATATTGCGGTCTTTCAGCATAAATTCGGGAATACCATACTTCTTCGCCACTGCTGAAATCTGAGAATTGCGCTGCGCCTGCGCTTCATTTTCCTCCATTTTGGCAAGCTTGTCGGCAAAAGGCTTGATACTGGCTGCGATGCCGTCAGCAATCATCTTTGCGATGTCTGTCTCCTGCGGATTTGGAGGGTCGTTTGGTTTCGGTGGTTCTGGTTTCGGATTCTCGATTGGTTTCCCGTCTTTCAGTCCATGCTTCTTCTCGTAGTTTGAAACAGCGGAAGTCTGCGCCTGTCCTGCACGGAAATCACCATAGTTTTGCATCACGTCCTGAAATGAGATACCCTCAACGATGGAGGTCACCTTCGTTTCGTCCGTTACACCCTCTGCCTTCTTTGTGGCGATACGGGTGAGTGTGGCAGTGTCCACCCCAGCGAATTTCTGTTGCAGTCCTGCCAAGATTTGTTCAAAGATTGTCATACCGTATGAGTTTGATTAATAATTTCATACGGTAAATTTACTTATAGAGAAAGGGAAGGGGAAATTTTAAGGCTAACGATACGAAACAATTGGGAGAATGTTCGTTTTTAGACAAAAAGAAAGCGTGACTACCTAAGTAATCACGCTAAACTGATTATTTATTAAGTTATCAATTTGTTCCTTATACTTCCACGCGTTAAAATAAATATCGGAATTAGATTTAAAATAAACTGCAATGTGTAATTTATCCACGGACGATTAAAGAATATAGGTAATAGCCCGAACATCCATTGTGTTACCCAAATTAAAATGGACATTCCACTAATCCCTATCACCATCCCTAATATTAAACCCCATTTATTTTCAGGTGGAGCAAATGGAGATATTATAAGCATAAACAAAAATATTATTAACCATATAATCCAAAATAAAGAAGAAGATACTGTATGCAAAATTTGATTTCTTTGGATATTTTTCCTATCGATTTCTTGCATATTATTAGAAATCTTATCTTCTAATGTAGACTGATTATCAAATAATTCAAGAAATTGCTCTACTACTGTTTTCCTATTAATAAAATCATATTTCATTTCATCAAGTAACTTACAAGTTATTGTATCTTGCTTTAATGCTACTTTTGTTTTTTTCAATTTTTAATAAATAATCAAGTTCTTGAGAATTTATGTATAAGTAAGAAAATCCTACAATATTATCAACAAACAATATTGATAATATTATCAGTATAGTGATGGATATTTTTCTTGGGACTGAAATTCTTTTATTTTCAAGGAAATTCCATATTTTAGAAATTAGCTCAGACATAAAATCACAACAAATTTATAGCAGACAGTTCTTCTGTCAGAGCATTAATACCTTTCTGAATCTTCTCCAACTGCTGTTTACGTGGTTTGTGTACTCCAGCCGCATAATGCCACAACTGGCGTTCATTGATTCCGGTTATCCGGCTTAGAGCGGCCTTGGTAAAGATACTGCTATAATAGTTGATGAAGGTAGCAGCATCTATCTTGAACTTCAATGTGAACTCTCCCTGCAAAATTTCCACTGGAGCGATGTTCATCTCCTTGCATGACTCCAGGTATAGTTCAACAGCTTCCTTCATGTTCTTCTCGATTTCCTTCACATCGTTGCCAACCGTTATCACCGGAGCACCTTCAATGTAAGCACTAAGATTATTTCCAGCATGTTCTACAATCACTTCTACGGTTTTCATACTGACCTCCTTTTTATCGTTAAACAAAAGAGGCGGGGGCTATTTTAGCCCCGCTTGCCTCAGAATGTTGTAATAAGTGCCTTTCTCAACGCCTTTCTTGCCGTGGTCGGGGACAATCACTACATGGCTACCATCAGTGTAAACCATGTGACTGCCTTTCTGCCTCACGAACCAAAAGCCATTTTCAGTAAGCAGCGTTACAACGTCTTTAACTGATTTGTAGCTCATAGCGTTTAAGACTTAATTACGATGCAAATATAGTAAAATAACGAATAATTACAAAGGAGTATTCATGTTTTTACTATGATAAAGAAAATAGCGATACCTCGAAAGATACCGCTATTCAAATAGTCAATGTTTTAGATTTATATCATTCTGTTTTGTATTATCCCCGTAAATATTCTGACTGAATTGTTCTATTCTTCAGATTTGCTGCTGGAACTTTTAAGAGAGGAAAGCTGTTTCTGTTTCTCAATGTCGTTCTTCTGTTTCTCAGCCTGCTCTTCCTTGATGGCTTCAATCTCGTCCAGAACTGCATCCACGTTCCCCACAAAGGTGATAGCCCGTTGCTGCGACCAGATTTCGCCGTCCTTAGCCTTGATAGCAGTGTCTATCTTGTCTTTGATGTCCTCCAGTTTATATGGCTGCATCTGCACATCCACATCAATAGTCTCGGAGGCTTCTTCTAGGGTGGAATTCACGGAACCCAACGCAGAGACAAGAAAGTTTACCCGTCGTTGCATGAACTCGCCGACGGTTTCATTCAGGTTCTCCACATTCAGGTGTGTGGACATGAACACATAATCGAAGGTAACACCGGAAACGGCGTTTCCTGTACCCTTCAGGGAGTCGAAAGAGATTCTGGGCGTATTGGTCAGTCCGTATATCTGACTTAACAGCGTCTCCACCTCGAACTTGACAGTATCTGGTACCTGTGACCAGGTAAGATACTGGGCATTTGCTCCCTGGCCGGTCAGCTCGACCACCCGGTTTTTGAACTCACCGGAGAAGTTCTCCACGTTACCAAATAGCATGAGAATAGGGAAGAAGTGGTAGTCGATACAGTCTGCATAGTTTGAAAGAAGTTTCTCCAGTCTTACACGGAGGCTCTTTATCTTTTCACAGTATGCTTCCGGACGGTACATATAAATCACTGGCATCTTCTTGAATCCATGAGCAAATGAGCCTTTGTCAGACCAGCTGCTCGTTAGCTCCCACTGGTAAACCATATCCTTGGTAATGGTCATGAAACAGGTAATCTCTACATCGTTCAGGTCTTTTTTCTTATATTCACGGGATAGGGCTACCAAATCCCCCTGGTCATTGAAGAAAGGGTAGAGTTTGTCGCCACGGAACGGGGACCAGATGGCACTCTTCAGGCGGTACTCAGGCTTAGATTTACCGAAAATTCCTGAAATCTTTCGTTTGAGTTTTGCCCAGAAGCCGTCATCCTTCACCACATACCAGTATTCGGCCACTTCCTGCTCGGCCAGCCATGCCCGGACTACTTTCTTGTTCTGGTATTTCAGCTTGTTCTTCTTGAACACCTGCTTCAATGTGGAAAGAAGGCTTTCTTCCGATTCATCCGGCTGGCAATCAAGGACCGGTTCTGTTCCCACGGTGAAGGCTGTCTGAATATTCACGATGTCCTGCTCGATAGGAAGAGCAATCCTGTTCGGGTCAACTTCTTTCCTTACCGCCGGCTCAACATATTCTTTCCCGGTTGTAGGGTCTGTAATCCGTTTCTCAGGCTGGGTCGTAATTTTGATTTTCGGGTATTTCTCTTCATCTATCACTATCTCGTGCTTGTTCGGATTCCAGTCGTTGTAAAGAGCGTGAGCGTTTGGTTGCTCAGTCTTTCGTCCTTTCTTCAGATAGTAGATTTTTCTCTCTATTTCAGGTATAGCTAAAATTTCTTCTAAGGTTCTCATATTATTACATTTATTGTTCCAACTTTAAAAGGTAATCCATATTAGTCCAGCCGCCATTAGCCTTTATGCTAATTATTTTCTTTTCTAACAAGTTTTTTGGAATTGCATCGTTCAAAACTCCATAGCGGTATTCGTACTTTTCATAATCCAACCAACTCACGTTTTGACTATAAATTTCAAACTTACCCCATTCTCCTTTTCTTTCAATGAGAACTAAGTTTATGAACTCACCAACTGTATGAGGTCTATCCAGTTTTACATCGTAATAAGCTGAACAGTCTCCAGACTCTTCTGAGGTTTGTATAAAGCGTATCATATTCTAAAGTTTAATGTCCAAATATTCCTGAAACGTCTTTGGGTTTCATAATTCTACCGAGAAGTTCTCCCAGCACATAGTAGCGTGCAGCGTCAATACCGTGGTTATCGTGGTCTTCCGGCTCGTTGATGTAGTTTCCATCCTTATCTTTTGCCCAGACATAATTTCTGAACTCCCTTTGCAGGTTATAAGAACGCTTGGTAATGAATATTTCCATTCCCTGCATCTTGTCAATACCGGCATTGACAGAACCTTGCCCTTTCTCTACCGCGTATATTTTAATCCCTCCGTTATGAATCTCCTGGATGAGTCGCGGGTCCGCACTGTCGGCAATCACTCTCAAATTCCACGGGCGTAGCGTCTTTATAATATCCCCAGAAAGTAATCCGGTTCTATAATCCATTTCATCCAGATAAAGCGCATTGTCAATGATTCCACACCGGATAGAAGCCGATGGATCATTGGTATAACCAAAGTCCTGTCCGATAGCCACTTTCTTGCACCACATGGGGAACTCATCCACGATACCCCATTTCTTGAACACGGCACCTTCGGCCACGTCTGCCCATCGGCCGATAACCACATGAGCGTACTTCTCCGGATTCTTCTCTTTCATTTCCTTGACTTCTCTCAGGAACTCAGGAGAAAGGTTCTCTATATTGTCGAAGTAAGTCGTATGGATATGAAGTACATTCGGATGGGTGGAAATCTGTACCTGGACGCCGTCAATATCCACCAGCCGATGAGTATTCTCGATGTATTTCTTGTAGATGAAATGGTTCGAATCGCATGGATTCATAATTATGATAATCCGGTTCTGGATTCCCTTTTTACGGATGGAGAGCATAATCTTGTCAAACTCTTCCTCACTGGTCCATTCCTCTGCTTCATCGCAGACAAAGGTGGTGATACCCTGAATTGATTTCAACTTGGCCGTCTGATTCCCTGAAGAGGTTTTGATACCACGGAACATGATACGACTGCCGGTCATCCGGTTTACAATATCGGTTTTGGTGGTCTTGAAATACTTCGTTGTTCCATCCAAATCTATCTTTTCCATCATCTCTGGAATGATAGACATCCCGGCAGATACCATCGTATAACGGGTGTATAGAATCTGGTGGACTATCTTCTCTGTGGGAGTCATTTCGAATGTCAGACGCTCAATGAAGGTAGAAGCGTTGAAAGACTTCCCCGATCCACGGCCACCGGTAATGAGAATGATAAACTTCTCGCTATCGGTATATAGCGGATGATATATCGTTTGGGGTACAATCATTTCAGTTTGTCTTTAATCCATGAGTCAATAGAAATTCCGTGGTTAATATCCTTTGGAATATCTGCGTCTTCGTCCTGACGGCGTTCAACCTTCCTCCATTCATCGTCGTGATGATATAGCCAGACAGACATTGCCTGAAGGTTGGGAGCCAGCTCGCTTTCACTTACCTGAAGCTCTTCTTCGCCGGTCAGGTTTCCGTCCTGGTCTTTCAGCTTTCTTACTACAGTACTCTTGGTCTTGATACCGCCCAAAGCTACAGCAAGGAACTTGGCACGTACAGCTGCAGTGATGGTCGCACGCCCGCGCGCTAATACTTCGCATAATTCAGAGTGCTCATTCTTCTTCTCACAAAACGTTTGGGGAGCCAAGCCTAACGCAAAAGCGATTTCTCTGTCCGTGAATCCCTTTTTGGCATACGTCTCCACCTGAGAGAGGAATTCCTCACTCTTGTAATCGAATTTGGGCTTTCGTCCTGTATGTTTGCTTTTTTGAGATTCACTTTTCATAATTAATCATCCGTTATTGTTACCGCATATAAATGCGGCGAGAAACAGGCTTATCACCATAAATATCAATCCCTCTCTTTGAGAAATAGCTGTCTATCCTTGCCGCATATCTTTCCATTATAGACTTCGTTCTGTCTCTTATACTTTTTTGTCTGTCTGTACCAAGCCCGTATTGCCTTCCGGCGTTGTACATTATTCGTCTTGACTGTTGATACAACTGACTATATGTTTTTCTTCTGACTCGGCTTTCCTCCTAAAATTTCATGTTGTCATTCAATTCTTTCTATCTGTTCATCGAATACTTCACCCTTGATAAACTTGGAGTAGGGGTCGTAACCGAATCTTTCACAGAAGGCTGCTTTAGCTTCGAATGTGTCAAAGGAAAGCATCAGATAAGCATCCATATCCTGTGCCTGTTTCTGGGCTGCATTCTTCACCTGCTGCTTTACTTCTTTCATGTGAGCTACCTTTTCAGCTCTTTCCATCTGCTTTGCGGCTTTCTCAGCTTCTTTCTGCTCTGTGACAGGTGCCATCATATCCTCTAGGGCATCGGCAATAGAGCTTTCTTCTTCTGTCTGGAGAAGGAAATCACAGCCAATCATATTCAAATCAGCGGCCGTTAAACCGGCATCCTGGTAATCTATATCCGGAACCAACCGGGCCAAAGCGTCATAGTCCCATGAACCTTGCGCGTTAGGATTATTCATCAGGATGTTCAATTCCTTCTCCTGCTTTTCGTCTACATCAATGACATCAACGCGAATTCGGTAGTCGTTTTCCGGGAACTTCTGTAGTTCATCCATCACGCTCAGACGCTGGTGGCCGGAAACAACGGTTAATCCGGTCTGCTTGTTGACTACAATACCACCGACCAAACCGAACTTCTTGATGCCCCGCTTCAATGTCTTACGGGATTCCTCAGACAGTTTCCTGGGGTTATAATCAGCGAAGTGAATGGCGGAACGATTAAGTTCCACCGATTCACTCTTAATGTATTTGCTCAGTTCCATACCTATTGCTTTTGTTTATGTTCCCAAAGGATTCTCTCAGCCATCGGGAATACTTTATAAATCCTCTGTAAATCCTGCGGATAGTTCTTCTCCAGCCATAGCATACAATCCAAATTAAAGCCTACGCCCGAACTGGCCTTCAGTGAATATCTGACAGGCCCCGGAAGGCTGTTCTGTTTCATGTAAGATAGAATGTCTTTCTGTGTCCAATCGGCCAGAGGATAGCACATTCCGTTGTTCTCATACCCATTGGCTTCATAACCTTTCAGCATTAAACGGCGGTTCATGCCGTCAGCCTTCTTCATGCCTAGGAAAGTGTAGTAAAGTCCGTATCTGAGCTGCATGGCTTTCACCACATCGGCCAACTTCAAAAGCTTCACTTTGTGGTTTGGCACACAATACAGGCCACCGCGAAGAATGTAGGTAAGGTTCCAGTGGGGTACCTGAACAAATTCTATCTTAGGATATTTGGCTTTTACCCATCCAATCCATCTTTCGATGTGCTCTAAACCTTTGACAAAGTACATGAACACGCAGACTATTCTATCAAACTTCGGGTAGATCATGTCCAGCAATACCAAAGAATCCTTACCCAGCGACAGAAACAGCAAAACCCCGTCAGTCTTCTGTCTGACGAGGTCAATATGGCTGTATGTCCTTTCTTGCAGTGTCATTTATCAACCGGCTTCTAATCCTAAACCCTTACGGACTTCACGGTATTTCTGGTTATGATTCATAAATTGTCCACTGCCACCTGTAAAAGAACGGTTGGTGGTATTACCTAAATAAGCGCCTGTCACACTATTTACCTGTGAACGTAAATTTCGATTTTGCCTTCGAGCCATAATTTTTCTTTTTAAGGTTATACATTCTATTGACTAACACCATTTATCTCTAACACTTTGCCTAAGTCGTAAACAATATCCATCTTGTCATATTCTTCGCCTGTTTTCAGGTCTTTAAGTACAATCATTTCATTGTTCTCGTCTACAAAATCAAGAAAAGATATGTTCTTGATTTCAACGAGTGCAGTATCTCTGTTTTTGTTATAGCCAACATAGAAGCGAATAGCATCGAATTTTATAGCATCAAATGTACCATCTTTCTGATATTCAATGTATTTCTTCTCGCTCGCTGGTCGTAATTCTCTAAATTCTTGTTTCTTGTTGCCTTTAATGATTTCATCAAACCATTTCTGCTTAATAATCAATGTTAATACTTTCATAATCGTGCTATTTTAAAATGTTAGTTCACGAAAATAGGATTCGAACCTGCACCCCACCAAGTCAAAGTGGTGAGCTAACCATCGACTCCATTCCGCGATACTTTTCTTTTTAGTTTATAATTCAAAGAACTTTTACTTTTTATATTGTATTTCTTTATCAATTCTGCATAGGTCATGCCAGCCTCTCTCATTCTTTGTATCTCTAAAACCAGTTCATCTGAATACACTTTTAATTTATTAGATGCAACCAAAGAAATCTTTTTTCTTTTTGACTCTGGTTTATCCATAGCATTTTCTGACGGTGTACCAATTGCAAGGTTTTTGAATGAATTGTCAAAAGAATTACCATTTAAATGCCTTACTTCTATATTATCATTAAATATCAAATCGCCAAACTTTTGATAGGCTTGCAAACGATGTATATATACTTTGATAACTTTTGTTTTAGACACTCTTATACCAAAATACAAATATGGGCCTTTGCCGCGAGTCCCGACCTTATTACCTTGTGGTGAGTATGCATTACCTTGTTTATCGACAAAATAACCTTTCTCTTTTGCTAATATTTCATATCTACTATTCATATATTCAATTATTTGCTTTTCACCAAGTCAAAGTGACGAGCTGACCACTGCTCTAACCCGCGATGGCATCTATACAAAGATACCCCATTATGAAGACAATTTTGAATAACAATTCAATACATACGAAACAATTTGCTAATTGTTTGGTAATAAATCAGGGTTGTGTTTATTGATGATGCTTTCAACAATTTCTTTTGCACATTCTATACCGGATTTATACCCTCTGGCATAGTCTGTTCTTGTAGACAAGTAGCTGGTATCATTACCCAACCACTCGATTATTTCTTGCAGGATTTCTTTCTCATTCATATACTTAAAATTCTTTATCACTAAGATTAATTACACCTTTATCTGTGTACTCATACCCAATATATTTAACAGAATCACCGTTTACAACATACCAATCTGTTAAATTATCATCATTGCTGTGCGCAAACAGCAAATCGTGCGTTACACTATTACCTCTCTTTATCCCTATATAATAGTTGTGGTTGTAGCAACTGATTTCAGGGATATGCTTAAATTTTTTTGTATCTATACCATCATAGCAACCGTATATTCTTTTAAATTTTTCATCCATAACTTGTTAGATTTCAATTTATCCGTTTACAACTTCTGGTATCTTATAATAATCACTTTTTGACGCTCTGCCTTCTGTAACCCAACCTATACCTACCCAGCATTTTATTTCACCGTCATGAATCACTCTGTAACCTGCATCCATAACTACCTTTGGCGGGTTCACGCTCATCTTGATGCTTCTTACATCAGATGCTTTGACTGTCAACTTTTCTATTTTCATAACCATCTTAAATTATGGTAGCCCGAAGGCTACCGGTTTAGTTTATTCTCTAAATCTGATATTCTCTTATAGAAACCTGTCGTATGAGGTGAATCACTCAGTTTCAGAAACGTCATGTCGTAATGATGGATAAACTCGTGAATAAGTGTAGCTGCCATCACTTTGATAGACACAACATGCTTCTTTATTGCAGTAAGATTATATAACGTGATAACCTGTGTCTGGACTGTGTATGTACCTAACGTCTTACTTTGCAGTCTACCAGAATATCCGGTTCTATGCGGTTGGCTACGATTCACTACCTTAATAGTAGATTTTGGCATATTGAACTTTGAACAAAGGTAGTCACAGAGCATTTGCGCAGCTTTCTGACGTTCTTTCGTGGATTCAGAAGCATTCAATAAGGATTGATATTCTTTCTTTGAAAATCGGCTTAATTTCACTTCTGTAATGCTGTTTGATTTCTCGTATGTTGTCATAATCGTGTGTATTTGCAGGGCTTTCGCCCTGCTGTTATTTACTTGTGTGAATCTCTGAAATCAAGTTCTACAATCTTGTGATACTTGTGTATGTCATACAGACCAGTTTCACACCCCATAGCTGATGCAAGTCTTACAGCCTCTTCTAAAGCTATCATTACGTCTGAGCTTGCGTCAATAGCTTCATCCTTTGCCTTGTTGTATTCTCTATTATTTACTGCTGAATCCTGAACCTTTTCAGCTTCTTGTATTCTTTTTAGAGCTTCATTGATAACTCTGATTTGAGCCTTAATCTCTTTGATGTAAACATTGTTTGTTGTCTTCATAATCGTATGTGTTTAATTTGTTATTACTTCTTGTTTGATAGTACAAAGTAAAAGTAAACACTTTAATAAAACAAATATAAATAAAAGGATATACTTGTATTTTACAAAGATTAACGAAGTAAATACTTATACATGAATAAAAGCATTTACTTTTGTGTCAAAATTGATTTTTATGATAAATAGAACAAGAGAAATTATAGAGCAACTAAACCTTAAAAAGGTAGATATTGCAGAAAAGTTAGGTATTACCCCTGTAGGGCTCAATCAATTACTTAATACAGAGAAGCCCAAACTTGAAACGTTAGAAAAATTGTCAAAAGCTATTGGTGTACCTGTATGGAAATTAATTCTTACTGATGATGAAATCAGAGAGGTTAATATATTAGAAGAAAAAGATTTAACCGAGGTAAACGGCTACGTAAAAGTGAAAGGAACTCTTTATGAAGTTCACTCATTTGAAGATTTAAGAAAGTTATTGGAATTGAATAATTGATGAACTAACATATTTCAGAAAATTCTTCATCTCCTAACAAGCCTATATTTTGTAGTAAATTAATCATTAATAATATTATAATAAAATGACCCAAATAGATAAACTGACCGAAATAAGTAACTTTTGTCAACATAATAAAATACCTTATAATTTTGGTAATATTAAATTTAGTGCATTTGTTGAATATAATAGTCCATCATATAAAAAAAATGGAACTTCTGAAATTACTATATCAATGGGAGCTCCCAAAGAAGGGGAAACTAGATTGTTGTCAGATATTTTTAATAATTCTCCACATATAGAATTTAATCCAAAATATCAAGATTTCAATTTCGATATTACCAATAACAAACTTGTTATATCTGGATACAGCACGAAAATTGGAGCTGCATATGAGGTATCAATTAGTCTATAG